ACAATGTGTCGTATATTAGATTTATGTGTTGCAGAAATATCCAACTCTTTGAGATTCATTAACAGATAATTTTTTTCAAGAGTTTCCTGATGATCTGCTATTTTTTTATATTTAGTGGATTCTGTTATTAAATTGTTAGATTTTTTTAATATATCATCAATACCATATGGTTCTGGTAATGCTAGTTCTGGTAACAGTTTAGCAATTGTCTTAGGACCAATGCCGGGAACTCCGGGTATATTATCTGATTTATCTCCTGTGAATGATCTGTAAGCTACATAGTTATTTGGATGAACTCCGAATTCTTCTAAAACTGTTTCAGTCGTATACATTCGTTTTTTAATCGGACTCCATATTTGCACTTTGTCGTCTACAAGCTGATAAAAATCTCTGTCTGTGCTAACAATGGTAATTCGTTTGCTTGTTTCGTGATACATATCTGAAATATAAGCAATAGTGTCATCTGCTTCAATTCCATCAATTGACAGAAAGGTAACTGGTAAACAATCTAGATATGATACAAGCCGACTAAATTGAAATCGCATCGCTTCTTGTTCGTCTTCGATTGTTGCAAACTGATGATGATCATGTCTGCGAAGTCTGGTTTTATTGGCTCGATTAGCTTTGTAATCTTTGTATATTGACTTTCTGCGACGAGAACCTCCCCGGCCGTCAAACACAATTATACAACGAGATGGTTTAAAATCTCTTACTACTTTTCCTATAGAAAACAAAAAGCCGGTTATTCCTCCGATATGATCGCCATCTTCATTGGTTGACGGTGTCGCTCCAAATGCTCGAATAAATGTGTTTAATCCATCGAATACCAGAATATGATCATTAACATCGGAAGGAGATTGATCTCTTTCTTTTTGTAGTTCTTTAAATAATTTTTGATATTTATTCATACTATATATAATATAATGAATTTATTTTGTATAAACAAGAAAAGCTGGGGATTTCTCCCCAGCTTCCTTTCCAGTAAATTAAATTAGTTAGCCTTCTTCATTGAGCACTTCATCATCAACGATAACATCATCGATACCACCGTCAACACCTGCTTGATATTTAAAGATATACGAATCGCATATTCTCTGATACAAACGGTCTCTAACTTGCGGATTATCTGCTACCTTTTCCATGAAGTCTTTAGACTGAAATTTAATTTCTTCGAGAACTTCTCCAGTTTCTAGATCCACATCTTGATATGTATACCAAGCGCCGGCCTGTGTAACTAGTTTAAAGTCTTTCATTACTGTCAACCAACCTCCGTAATTATCAATACCACTATCAAAATAGATATCATAATCAACAGATCTTTGCGGAGGCCCCATTCGATTTTTAACTACCAAGCATCGAGTTTTAATTCCTACTACTTGGTCTTTCCCGTTAACTTTTGCTTTGATTTGACCTACCGATTTAAGTCGTAGTCTGACAGATGCATGGAATGGAAGTGCTTTACCTCCTGATGTTGTCCATGGATCGCCAAATGAAACTCCTAATTTAGTTCTGAGCTGATTAGTGAAAATCAGACATATTCGTTCTCGAGCAATCCAATTGGTAACCTTACGCATTGCCTTTGAAAGAATAATTGATTTAGAAGTAGCATAACCATCCTTATCGTATTCTGCATCCATTTCTATTTTTGTGGACGCACCCATTACAGAATCAACTATAATAGTAACCAATCGATCTTTATCTGATTTACGAACATTTTCTACAATCGTTTCAATCGTTTCAAAAATCTCTTCAATTGTTTCAAGTGGAACATAAAGCATTTGTTTCAAATCAACCCCTATGGCTGTTAAAAACTCTGCACTTGAGGCGGCTTCAGTATCGATATAGACACCTAGACCGCCCTTTTTCTGTGTTTCTGCAAGTGCATGAGCTGCTAACAAAGATTTACCTGAAGCTTCTAACCCTGTTATTTCGGTTATTCTTCCTACAGGAAATCCTCCATTAGGCCGATTAGAAATTGCCAAATCGAGCATGGAGCAACCAGACCCAACCCATTCTGATACATTGGTTGGTGCATCAGCATCGCCTTGCAAAAAGAAAGCAGTTTTATAGTTTTGACCTTTAAACTGTTTGTTGATACTATCTGCTAAAGTTGATGCCAACGAATCTTCCAGTTCGTCCTTTGATTTTGACTTTTTCTTAGCCATAATGTAACCCTAAATTAATTGTTGAATAAATCGTTAAATGCGTCTGACACATTGGTATGAGTTTCAGCAGCTGGCTTTTCATCTGAAGTAGTAGCTGTCGCAGTTTCTGTTGTTGCAGTGTTTGTGTTTTGATTAACATCTGCATCAGCATCTTCTGGATTCATCCACTCTTCCAATGCTTTTTCCAACTCATCATACGTTGGCTCAGGGAAGATATCAGTAATTTTAATCTGATTCATAATCTTTTCAGCAATTGCTTTATCTTCTGTTGCCGGAGATGTGTTAGGTTTAACACGAATTGATGTTTTAGGATATGCTCCTGGTGCGTCTGCTGGCGTAAACTCTACATCGATGTCACGACCATTCATCAAATCAGTGATATCACCGTAATCTGGATCTGAAATGATTGAAAGAAGTTCTGTGTAAATAGTTTTACCAAAGCCCCAAAATTTAACTCCTTCGGCTTCTTTGCCGCGAACAATAACCGGTACATATGTACGCATCTTTGGCTCGATTTTTCTACCCATCATCCATTCATCTTTATCACCGGTGCCTTTTAGCTTGTCAGCGAATTCCACAATTGGATCTGCATTTCCAAATGTAACCGGAGAAAGCATACTTCGCTTTCCGATGTCATAATGGAAATACATTTCTAGGAATGGATTTTCTTTGCGGTGAACATATGGTACGATACGTACTCGAGTCTTGCCAGGTTCTGGCTTCCAAAGGTTTTGTTTTCTGTTGTCGGTTTTGTTTAACTGGTTAAGTTTGTTTTTAATTGCACTTAAATCTAATGCCATTGTTACTCCTGTTTAAATTATTAATTTATGTTATTTATTAATTATATAGTAAATAATTAATGCGTTAAGTCCAAGTAATTGTTTAATTTTTTTTAATTTATTTTTTCTTGAGGAAACGACCTCGGTGTAGCTTATCAGAAGCTGTAATAGCTCTGTTACGATACGTGTTTAACCACTTATAATTGTCTTGCATATATTTCCATTCGACACCGTCTGCTCTGTCTTGTTTTATTTCTTGTTCCTTTTCAGATGCTGACGCAGTATTATACCAATATGAATGTAATAATTTTCTTGCAGGTGCTGTTAATGGCTTAGCAGAAAATTCATATCCTTCCGGTGGCTTATTATAATAGTTACTTACATTATCGTGTGTTATAATTTCCGATGCAGCAGAAGGGTTTTCAGATGCATCTGGATATCCGTTGTTATTAGCATCTCCATCGCCTTGTTCTGATAATAGCGTTTTTAGACGTATCATGATTTTATTTTTTATTTAGTATGTTATTATCTCGTTGCCACTTCATTACTCGATAACCAATATTCGAAGTATCGCCGGCTGCGACTGCTTTTGCTAAGTTATATATACTAGTTAATGTACTAGAAATATTATTGGAGAGCCCTTTCCATCCAGCATAGGTTTTTGATATCGGATACATTGAGTTAAATTCATGATGAAAAGCTGCATGTTCTTGACCGCGTGTCCCTAAATCAGATGATTTTGGCGTTTTATTATATTTTTCATATAAATCCATAACATCTTGTTTGAAATTAGTCATGTCGATTCTACGATATCTAACACGATCATACGTTTTTTCTAATGTATTAATCAATAAATTTAAAAATTCGGTGTCCATCTCCGGATCTAAACCAGGCAACAATCCTCGTTGAGCTAATGTTTGATATCCAGTTTTTTCTGTTTTGTCAGGATATCCGTTGTTGTTAGCATCGCCATCGCCTTGTTCATTTAAATTCTTGGTGCCGAATCGATACATAGTTTCCGCAAGTATGTTTTTTAGTTGTATCATTTTTTCCTTTATATATAAAATTATACTTCTAACCTAACATTCTATTATGAATGATCTCGGCAAGTTCTTCTTCTGTCATTTCTAATTCAGCTGGCATTTTGTCGGAGGTTTGAAAGTTGTTCATATCAACATCATCAATTGACCCCATTTCAAAT